TATTATATGGACGGCAACCTAAGCCTGCGAGATGACATGACACTTGAGCTCACACCCGAGTTGGGGGTGCCTCTCTCCCCAGAGGTGCCATATGAAGACCTCCGCCAGCGGCTGGAGGCCGTGTGTAACACGCTCGAAGAACTTAACCTGTCAGGCGAGCCTACGGACGATGACCGCGAGGCGGCAGAGCAGTTAGCGAGGAAATACGCCGAGGCCCCAGAGAGTGCCTCAAAGGCGATGACCACCCGGCGGATCGCCAAAACGACGCCCGCGGCCCTGTTGCTAACCAAGCATATTCTCGACGAGTTCGGCCATAGGGTCGTCGAGGACGCGGTGCAGATACGCAATTTGGTGACGAACAAGCTGGTGCAGGAGACGGAGAACGCGGACCCGCGCGTGCGTTTGAAGGCACTGGAGCTGCTCGGCAAGATCAGCGACGTGGGGCTCTTCGCGGAGAAGAGCGAAGTGACGATCACCCACCAGACGACTGACGACATCAAGGCCCGGCTACGCGAGAAGTTGACCCGTCTAGTGAATCCAGAGCTCGAGGACGCGGTAGTCGTAGAGGGGGAGGTGCTGGACGTCGAGGCGGAGCTGGGGTTGAAGGTGCAGGATGACGACTGACACCCTCGGCTTTACGGAGGAAGAACTTACAGCGCTGCTCGACAATGTCGACGTGCTATCTCCAGAGGAGATAGAAGAGATCGAACGGATGCTCGACGAGCTGGCTGCCAGAAAGCGTAACACAGCAGCACATGATGATCTGATTGCGTTCTGCCGACGGATGCAGCCGGACTATAAGGTGGGAAAACACCACAGGATACTCGCAGATATGCTCATGGCCCTAGAAAGGGGCGACAAGGATCGTATTTGCGTTAACATCCCACCACGCCATGGTAAGTCCCAGCTGGTCTCAACCATGTTTCCAGCGTGGTTTTTGGGGCGAAACCCGTCAAAAAAGATCATGATGGTGTCCCACACGACCGATCTGGCGGTCGATTTCGGGCGGAAGGTGCGAAATCTCATCGCAACAGACGAATATCGGACCATTTTTCCCCTCGTGCAGCTCGCGCAGGACTCAAAATCCGCCGGAAGGTGGAATACGAACTACGGGGGCGAGTATTACGCCGCGGGTGTGGGCTCTAGCATCGCCGGACGGGGTGCAGACTTGCTGTTGATCGACGATCCGCACTCGGAACAGGACGTGATTAACGGAAATTTCGGGGTGTTTGACAAAGCCTACGAGTGGTTCACCTACGGGGCCCGTACGCGTCTGATGCCCGGTGGGCGGGTGGCTATCGTGCAGACTCGCTGGCATATGGACGACCTGACGGGGCGTGTGACGCGCGATATGGCGCAGAATGACGACGCAGACCAGTACGAAGTCGTTGAATTTCCTGCTATTTTGGACACTTCCGCGGGGGAAAAGGCGCTCTGGCCGGAGTTCTTCGACCTCACGGCGCTGCGGCGGACCAAGGCGTCAATGCCGGTGTTCCAGTGGAACGCGCAGTATCAGCAGCAGCCCACGGCGGAAGAAGCGGCGATCATCAAGCGGGAATGGTGGCAGGAGTGGACGCTCGAGGACCCGCCCCCGTGCGAGTATATCATCATGTCGTTGGACGCCGCGGCGGAGAAGCACAACCGGGCCGACTACACCGCGCTGACGACGTGGGGTGTGTTCTACAACGAAGAAGCTAGCGCATATCACATTATCTTGTTAAACAGTATCAAACAGCGGCTGGAGTTTCCCGAGCTGAAGGAGCTCGCCATGCGCGAATATTCAGACTGGGAGCCGGACTCGTTCATTGTGGAAAAGAAGAGTGCTGGTACTGCGCTCTATCAGGAGATGCGGCGCATGGGCGTACCCGTGCAGGAGTACACGCCTCACAGGGGCTCGGGGGACAAGGTTGCCCGCCTGAACTCTGTTGCCGACATCGTGTCCTCCGGGCTGTGCTGGGTGCCGCAAACGCGCTGGGCCGAGGAGGTCGTCGAGGAGATAGCGGGGTTCCCGTTCGTGTCTCATGACGACTTGGTCGACTCGACTGTGATGGCGCTGATGCGGTTTAGGCAGGGCGGGTTCATCCGCCTGCCAACGGACGAGCCGGACGACATCCGGTATTTCAAGCAGCGCCGGGGCGGCGGCTACTACTAGGAGGTAAGCCATGGCTATCGAGAAGGGACTCTACGCCGCTCCTGAAGGGCTGGAGATGGACGACGAGGACGGCACCGAGCTGGAGATCGAGATCATCGACCCAGAGGCAGTCGTGCTGGACGACGGGAGCGTCGAGGTGACGCTCATCCCCGACGCCGAAGAGACCGACATGGTGCCATTCGATGGCAACCTCGCAGAAGCTATGGATGACGGAGAGATGTCGCTGCTGGCCTCCGACCTCGTGTCGCTCGTGCAGGCCGACATGGACAGCCGCAAGGACTGGTCGGACACATTCGTCAAGGGTCTGGAGGTGCTCGGGTTCAAGTACGAGGAGCGCACCGACCCGTGGGATGGGGCCTGCGGCGTGTATTCCACGGTCCTCGCCGAAGCGGCTATCCGGTTCCAAGCCGAGACTATGTCTGAGACATTCCCCGCTGCAGGGCCTGTAAAGGTCAAGATTCTGGGCGAGGAGACAAAGGAGAAGACCGAGGCGGCGCAGCGCGTCAAGGCGGACATGAACTATGAGCTGACAGAGCGCATGGTCGAGTATCGCCCGGAGCACGAGCGGATGCTGTACAGCCTCGGGTTGGCCGGGTCTGCCTTCAAAAAGGTCTATTTTGACCCGAATATGGGGCGGCAGGTGGCTATATACGTCAACGCCGAGGACATGATCGTGCCCTACGGCGCGAGTCACATCGAGACCGCGGAGCGTGTGACGCACGTCATGCGCAAGACAAAGAACGAGATTCGCAAGCTGCAGGCGGCTGGGTTCTACCGCAACGTCGAGCTGGGCGAGCCGCAGTCATTCCACACGGACATCGAGGAGAAGAAGGCGCAGGAGGGCGGCTACGAGCTGGCCGACGACGACCGCTACACTCTCTACGAGATTCATGCCGACCTCGTGATCGACGGCATCGACGAGGAGGATGAGGACGACATCCCCATCGCTAAGCCCTACGTCGTGACTATCGAGCGCGGGACAAACACCGTGCTGGCTATTCGCCGCAACTGGGACCCCGAGGACGAGCTGATGCTGAAGCGTCAGCACTTCGTGCACTATCCCTACGTGCCGGGGTTCGGGTTCTACGGGTTGGGCCTGATCCACATCATCGGTGGCTACGCACGCGCGGGCACAAGTATCGTGCGCCAGCTGGTGGACGCCGGTACGCTGGCTAACCTGCCGGGGGGCCTCAAGACCAAGGGCCTGCGCATCAAGGGCGACGACACACCCATCGAGCCGGGTGAGTTCAGGGATGTGGACGTGCCGTCGGGGTCTATCCGCGACAACGTGATGCCGCTGCCGTACAAGGAGCCGAGCCAGACGCTGCTGGCGCTGCTCAACCAGATCACGACCGAGGGACGTCGCCTCGGGGCTATCAGCGACATGAACATCTCGGACATGTCGGCAAACGCCCCGGTGGGTACGACACTGGCCCTGCTGGAGCGGACGCTGAAGCCGATGGCTGCGGTGCAGGCTCGCGTGCACTACGCCATGAAGCAGGAGTTCAAGCTGCTCAAGGCGATTATGGCCGAGCACGCCCCCGAGGAGTATGCCTACCAGCCGCACCGCGGCGAGGTCGGAGCGCGTCGCGCCGACTATATGATGGTGGACGTGATCCCCGTCAGCGATCCGAACAGCTCGACCATGGCGCAGCGCGTGGTGCAGTATCAGGCTGTGTTGCAGATGGCGCAGTCCGCGCCGCAAATCTACGACCTGCCGCAGCTCCACCGGCAGATGATCGAGGTGCTGGGTATCAAGAACGCTGACAAGCTCGTGCCGATGCGCGAGGACCTGAAGCCTGTGGACCCCGTCAGCGAGAATATGAACGCGCTGACTGGCAAGCCGATGCGAGCCTTCATCTCGCAGGACCACCAAGCGCATATCGCCACCCACATGGCGTTCATGCAGGACCCGATGATTGCCCAGATGATCGGGCAGAATCCGCAAGCACGGCAGATTATGGCGGCACTCCAAGCACATATCGCCGAGCACCTTGGGTTCCAGTATCGCCAGCAGATCGAGGAACGGCTGGGGGCACCGCTGCCTGCACCGAACACCGAGCTGCCGGAAGAGGTCGAGGTCCAGCTGTCTCGCCTCGTGGCCGACGCCGGTCGCCAGCTCACGCAGGCTCACCAGCAGCAAGCCGCACAGCAGCAGGCTCAGCAGCAGGCACAAGACCCGCTCTTCCAGCTCCAGCAAGCCGAGCTGCAGGTCAAGGCACAGGAGGTCCAGCGCAAGGCCGCGAAGGACCAGACCGACGCCCAGATCAAGGCCGAGCAGCTTAAGCTGCAGACAGCAAAGGCGTTCACTGACGCAATGCTGAAGGCAGAGGGGTTGAAGGTTGATCGGACCGAACTGGCCATCGACGCCGAAGTAAAAGGCGTGGAGATGAGCCGGGCTCGCCGCGAAGCGCAGGATAAGACTGCGCTTGAAGTCGCCAAGCTTATGCAGGCGCAACAAAGAAAGCCAACGGGGGACAAATAACCAATGGCTAAAACCGTCTTTGACGTGCTCACAGATAGAATCGACGATCAAATTTCGTCTGCTACCCAGTTCCTGACCGGGGGGTCCCCCAAGGACTACGCCGCGTACAGGGAGATTGTTGGCTTAATTCGGGGTCTCGAAGCCAGCAAATCTCATATTGAAGACCTCTCGCGTAACTACATGGACAACGATGATGACTGAAGCTGCAGTTAAGATCAGCGAACAAGAGTTCGAAGCTCAACTCCCCAAGCCCGTAGGCTATCGCCTGCTTATCGCACTCCCGCAGGTCTCTGAGACCTACGAGGGAACGCGCGTCCTGAAGACTGAAAAAGAGCGGGACCGCGATCACATCATGTCGATTATCGGCCTCGTGGTCGATATGGGCGAGCAAGCCTATTCCGACATGGATCGCTTCCCGACTGGCGCGTGGTGCAAACCCGGCGACTACGTCATGTTCCGCATGAACTCGGGTACGCGCTTTAGAATGGGCGACACGGAGTACCGGCTGATGAACGACGATTCGATTGAGGCGGTGGTTGCGGACCCCCGCGGCATTCAGCGCGCATGAGGGAGTAGAACATGGCGTTCCAGAAAGTGGAATTTGAATTTCCCAATGATGACGACGACAAGGTCGAGATCGACATCGAGCCTTCGTCCGCGGAGCGGATGAAAAAGCCCGACAGGGCAGAAGCCAAGGCCGAGGTTGAGGTCGAAGTCGAGGATGAC